GCTTTACAGTTATAGATGGTCAAGAGGCTGACGATGCAATGGGAATCAAAGCGTATGATCTACCAGAGGATTCTAGTTGTATCATGACCATAGATAAAGACTTAGATATGATTAGGGGTTGGCATTATAACTTCGTTAAAGAAGATTTGTATTACGTTACTGAGAAGGAGGCTATAAAGAATTTCTACATTCAGATTCTTACTGGTGATCGAGTTGACAACATACCTGGGATTAAAGGTATAGGTCCAGTCAAAGCTAATAAGATTCTGGAGAACTGCACAACTGAGAAAAGTCTTTTCAAAGCTGTGAGTGAGAAGTACGATCATGACATTGATAAACTAACTGAACGTGGAAGGCTCTTATGGATAAGAAGAAAAGAGAAGCAATTATGGAAACCGCCAAACACTTCACGATAGGTTATGTCCAATGGGTTGATGCTGTTGCTGATGCAGGATGGGAGGATAACTCTAAAGCTGATGTACATCCTGTTCTAAGTATTGGGTTTATTGTTGACGAGACAGAAGATGCTATTTGTCTTGCTGCTGCAATCTCTTACGATCAGTCTAACTCTAGGATACACATACCTAAACAGTGGATTAAGAGTATTAAGAAAGTAAGACTAGATAAATTTTTAGATACAGGGAGAAAGTCATCAAAACCCAAAGTGCAAAAGCAAAAGGTAGAAAGCTCCAACAATGGTTTAGAGATCAGCTTATTGAACAATTCTCGTTTTCCAGGTCCGATGTAAGATCAACAAGTATGGGGGCTGGAGGTGAGGACATACTGTTCTCTCAAGAAGTAGGAGATCAGTTAGGTATATCTATTGAATGTAAATCAAGAGAGTCTATAGCTGTTTATGCTTTTTATTCTCAAGCTGCTGATAATTGCCCTGAAGGTAGAGAGCCTGTGGTTATTATTAAGCAGAATCATTCTAAACCTTTAGCTGTTATTGATGCTGAGTATTATGTTAAATTACTGAAAGGAACCAATGAGACATTTGATAATTCCTGACACACAGTGTAAACCAGGTCACTCATTCGAGCATTTAGAATGGGCTGGTAAGTATGCTGCTAAGACTAAGCCTGATGTTATTGTCCATCTTGGCGATCACTGGGATATGCCTAGTCTTAGTGTATACGACATAGGTAAGAAGTCTTTTGAAGGTAGGACTTACAATGATGATATCCAGGCAGGTAACAAAGCTATGGATACATTTATGAAACCAATAATAAGTGAGCAGAGGAGGCAGAGAGATAACAAGAAGAAAGTATGGAAGCCTAAGAAGGTTTTCTTAATTGGTAACCATGAGCAACGTATTGAGAGAGCTATTGAGTCAGATAGAAAGTTAGAAGGATTGATCGGTTACAACGACTTTAACTTAAAAAAGTATAACTGGGAAGTACATAACTTTCTTGATGTAGCTGTCATCAATGGTATAGCTTATAGCCATTACTTTACTTCTGGTGTTATGGGTAGACCAGTAAGCAACCCTAGTCTGCTATTACAGAAGAAACATATGAGTTGTATTATGGGTCATGTCCAAGACAGAGCTATAGCGTTTAGTAAAAAAGCTGACGGCTCTAGGATTACTGGTCTATTTGCTGGTATCTTTTACCAACATGATGAGGAATATCTTAATCCTCAGACTAATGGTAGCTGGTCTGGTGTATGGATGTTTAATGAAGTAAACAACGGTAGCTTTGACGAGATGCCTGTATCTATAACTTATTTAAGGAACCAATATGGAAATCAATGAGACATTATCAACAAGAGAAGGACAGTATGGGCAGTACCGTGTTGTGAGTGACATATCTCAAAACATAAAGTCAATAATCAAAGACTCTCCTAATTATAAGGCTATGCCTACTTATATGAGAGAAAGCCTGGACATGATTGCTAACAAGATGGCTAGGATACTCAACGGTAACTACTATCTGAATGATTCATGGCATGACATAGGTGGGTATGCAGCGTTAGTTGTCATGACTAATGAAGATATGGAGAAAGATAAATATGAACTTAACGATTAATGAACTAAAAGAAAAGTTGTATCTATTTGACGAAGTGGATATAATAGAATTATTGAATCTTACGACTGAGGATATACTAGACAGGTTTGAAGATTTAATTGAACATAACTACGATAAACTAATTAAGGAAATAACATGATGGATTTTTACCAAGAGTATATTGCTAAGAGTAGGTACTGCAGATTTGTGCAGGATGAGGGACGTAGAGAGAACTGGTATGAGACAGTCGATAGATACATGGACTTCATGAAGAACCATCTGGAGACTAAGCATAACCATGTTATTCCAATGGAGACAGACTCAGAGTTGCGTGAAGCTATCAAGAACCTAGAGGTTGTACCTTCTATGCGTTCTATCATGTCAGCAGGTAAGGCTCTGGACAGGGACAACACAGCAGGGTACAACTGTAGCTACCTGCCTGTTGATGATCCCAAAGCATTCGATGAGGCTATGTATATCCTACTGTGCGGTACTGGTGTAGGTTTCAGTGTTGAGCATAAGTATGTTGATAAGCTACCTGAGATACCTGAGAAGATGTTCAAGTCAGACACGACTATTGTTGTTGCTGATAGCAAGGAAGGATGGGCTAAGGCATTACGTCAGGTCATAGCATTACTGTACTCTGGTGAGATACCTAAATGGGACTTACGAAAGGTTAGACCAGCAGGTGCTAGACTCAAGACCTTTGGTGGTAGAGCTAGTGGACCAGCACCACTGAATGAGTTGATTGAGTTTGTGATTAACAAGTTCAAAGCTGCAGCAGGACGTAAGCTCAACACATTAGAGTGTCACGACATTATGTGTAAAGTAGCTGAGGTTGTAGTAGTGGGTGGTGTTAGACGTTCAGCTATGATCTCATTGTCTGATCTAGAAGATGACAAGATGAGACACGCTAAAGTAGGACAGTGGTGGGAAGCTAATCCTCAACGTGCATTGGCTAACAACTCTGCTGTGTATGCTACCAAGCCTGATGTTGGTCAGTTCCTCAACGAGTGGACTAGCTTATATCACAGTCATAGCGGTGAGCGTGGTATTTTTAATCGTGAGGCTGCTGTAGCTACTGCTAAGAAGAATGGTCGTAGAGATACAGACTTCGAGTTTGGTACTAACCCATGCTCAGAGATTATCCTTAGACCTTATCAGTTCTGTAACTTGTCTGAGGTTGTAGTTAGAGACACAGATACTAAGCAAGACTTAGAACGTAAGGTCAGACTAGCTACTATCTTAGGTACGTATCAGTCAACGCTGACTCACTTTCCATATCTTCGTAAGGTATGGCAGAAGAACACTGAGGCTGAGAGACTACTCGGTGTGTCACTGACTGGTATCCTGGACAACAAACTCATGGGAGAAACCAGTGATAAAACTAAAGCAATGCTTGAGGGACTCAGAGATGTTTCGGTTGCTACAAACTTACAGCTATCCACTGAGCTTGATATCCCTGTATCTGCTGCCATCACTTGTATTAAGCCTTCTGGCACTGTTAGTCAGCTTGTTGACTCTGCCAGTGGCATTCATACGAGACACAGTAAATACTATATCCGCAGGGTACGAGGCGATAAGAAAGATCCTCTATCCACGTTCATGACTGAGCAGGGTATACCGTCTGAGGACTGTGTGCTACGACCAGAGTCTACTACTGTCTTTAGCTTTCCTAAGAAGTCGCCAGACAATGCACTACTGCGTGATGACTTGACAGCGATACAACACTTAGACTTGTGGCTGATGTATCAGAAGCACTGGTGTGAGCATAAGCCTTCAGTCACTATCTCTGTTGAGGAGCATGAGTGGCCTGAGGTAGGCTCATGGATTTGGAAGAACTTTGATGATGTTAGTGGTGTTAGCTTCTTGCCGTATGACGGAGGGACATACAAACAAGCACCCTATGAAGAGTGCAGTGAGGAGGAGTATAAAGAACTGTTGCACAAGATGCCTAAGAGTATTGAGTGGGACAGTCTCATCGAGGTTGATGATAACGTGGAGGGAGTACAGACACTGGCTTGTACAGCAGGAGTGTGTGAGATTTAATCCTTCTTACTATTAATGAGATCAAACAGGGCGCGTACTTTCTCTTCTAACACTGAGATGCGCGCCCCAATTTCTGCCTTCCAAGTTATTGCTAGGAACACTACGATAAGGAGACCAGAGATGATCTCCCAGAAGTTGATGATGAACTGCTCCATTATTTAATAAACTTCTTTGCTCTATTTAATGTTCTTTCATCAACATCAGTGTGATGTAACTTTGAATAGATATCTAACATAGCTTTATTTATTTCTTCTTTACTTGCGTTAGGATCTAATAATTTTTTAAGGTATTGATCACTTCCTTTTTTCTCTAATATATCACCTAAAAACAAAATTGTTTGTTGCTCTGGACTTAGGTCTTCTACCTTTCCTGTCTTGGCTACTTCATCTAACCAATCAGCTTTTACATATTTCTTAGTTCTGTTAACAGCAGTTTGTAAAGCACTTTGACCTCCTCTAGTATCCACTAAGAACTGATAAAGACCTGTAGCAGAACTTGCTTTCTCTCCTTTTACAGGTATGTTTTTTGCTTGTGGATTTCCAGAACTTTCAATCATAGCTATTTTTTGTGCTAGATCATTTAGTCTTTCTCTGGCTTGTGGTGTATCAAAACCAAGCCTACCTAATTGACTTTTTAATAAAGTTTCTGTTTGAACCTCAACAGGATCTACTATCTGCGCTTGTCTTGACATTAACACTTCAGTCTCAGGTTGTGATACTACATTACCAAACGCATCGTAGTTAACTGGAGCGTTCTCTATTACATCTGACGCAGCAGCCTCAGAGACAATAGAAGGTAAAGAACTTTGTCTGTCTCTATAAGAATCAATCTCCCTAGCTAATGCACTCAAGGTAGCAGTATCTGCTCCAGCAGCAGCTAAGTCAGCATAGTCTTGTTCTAGTGTTCTGACTACTTCTTCTACAGTAGGCTGCTCAGGTATCTCTAAAACTATAGGATCTATTTCTATTGTTTGTTGTTGAGATGGCATATCCATACCACCATAATCGAACAAACCCCTTCTTTCTTTTTCAGATTGAGCTTGAGAGAGCATTCTTCTTTCTTCGTTTGCTCTTCTTTCTATAGGTATGTTATTTTTTACTAACTCTTCTCTTCTTCTTCTATCTTCTGCTATCTTAGCATCATACAGTTTTCTTTCTAAAGTGGACTGACCAAAACCTTGATCTTTAGGTGCGTTAGCATCTTCCTCATCTCTGATGTTTTGTTCTATCTGCAACTGCCTCATTTCATATTCAGAAATAGCGTCAGGAACAGCGCCTCTCATAGTATCAGCTATTGTAGTTGTATTTGTATTTTGTAATGAATTTTTAAACAAACCACCTCTACTATAACCGCCTCCAGTTTCTGACCCATAACCAGATACTCTTGTACCAAAAGGATCATAAAACTTACGAGAAGGGATATCAGCACTATAGCTAGTAGCAGGAGCATCTCCTCTACCATAGTAGTAAGGATAATCACGCATAGTGGCTTGCCCAGATTGAGCTGCTATGTTGCTAGGAGTCAAGTAATCTGTCTCAGCTCTTTTCTGTGCTGCTGTTTTAGAACCTACTCCTACACCTTTTAGTTTATTAACTAAATTACCTAATAGATCATCAAATGCACTAGCCATTTACTGTTCCTCTTCTGACATTTCTGTTATTCTCTGTGCTGCCGTTATTTGACTAAAAGTACCTGATGGTATTACCTGAGCTGCTTGTTGTGCTTTTCGTCTTGCTTGTCCTGTTAACTGTGCAGCTTCTCCTATTACTCTAGGAGACGCAGCAGCTACTGCTGGAATAGCACCTGGAGTTAATAGACCACCTAAGCCACCTGTTGCAGCACCAAATCCAACAGCTCCTCCTCCTAATAACCTACCTAATATACCTCTAGGCATTACAGATGACAATTCTTGTCCAGCTACCTTAGACATGAACTCAATACCACCTTTTTCTAATTCTTCTGCCAATGAAGCTCTTTTACCGTAATTAGTCTGGACATTATCTCTCATAACAGACAATAACTTTCTTAACGCAGTATCAGGATTCTTCTCAAGACTTAAAGTATTTTTTAATTCTTTCATTGCTTCAGCAGCTTTTCCATAAGTCTCCATAGTATTTGCATATTCTGGCGCAACATCATTAATAGCTTTCACCACTGATTTTCTTACTTTTTCAGCTAACACCTTTCCAGCGTTAGTGCTAGATGATTCTCCTATTTCTCCAATTGCTTGCTTGAGATCATCCATCTGCATTACTGTGTCGTATCCCATTTCTTTAGATTGTTTTACTTTGTCTAACAAAGCATTGACAGTGTCCATTGAACCATCTGATAATTTATTAGCCTCTTTTGTTATCTGAGATAAAACATAATCTATTCTGTTATACATCACCTTTGAACCAGAATCAGAAATTTTTTTCATTCCTGCTTTATAATCAGCGTTCTTTTTTTGTCTTAGGTTCTCAAGGTTAGCGAGAGCATCGTCAAGTATTAACTGTGGGTCTGCCCCTTTCAGGTTATCTCTAAAATTTTTCAGGGCTGCTCCACCTTCTACTCCAGACTCATACGCCTTCTCGATAGATTTTCTACCAACACCAGAAGTAAAAGCTAACGTGGCTGGCGCAACTTTACCTACAGTAGCAGTAGTTAGTTTTCCAGTCGCTGTAGCTGTTGCTGTCAATGGATCAATCAATGCAGCCTTCTTAGCAATAGATGTTGCTTTCTGTCCAGCCCTTGTTGTTGTGCCTACTGTTTTAGCTGTTGCTAGAGCACCACCCGTAATCAATGCTGATGCGTCTGCTAGTATACTTGCTGGATCTGTAGCTAATGCTTCTTTGAATCCTTCTATAGTTGTATACTTCTTAGACATCTCATTGACCTGTCTCTTATACACATCTCCGAGCCCACGAGACGTAGAGGAATC